TAGATCTTTTTGCCATTGCCGTTTTTCCTCAGTTTGAGCCGTGCTTGTTGAGACGCGTACTTACCTTCCATTTTCGTTTTGTAGTGCGACGTGAAAGACGGATTTTCCTCAGATGCCCGCGCAGCCAGCCGCAAAGGTAACAGTTCCGCTTGTAGCTCATTCGCATATTTCTGAGATCCCAAGAGGACATCCACACCGCGAGCAGTAGCCAACCGCTTGTTTAGATACCGACCGAGAGGACGAACTACGGATCCATACGTTATCGAGGTAATCGGAATGTGCTGCACCCCAATCGGGAGATTGTTGGCCAAATTGTCCATAGCCTCCGCGCCTATTCCCGGCTTCAAAGACATCCGCGAGAACTCGGGCGCTCGACCCTTGAGACGAGGATCTGTCCTGGCCGTCATTTTTTTTGTTACGTAGCCGCACACGTACCTTAAGCTTTCTGGTTCGGCCCTTCCGAGATAGACGTTTCCGAGGCCCCAGATTTCTTGAACCTTTCGACAATGATCGCAACATTTCAGACCCTCCGAGTTGTATTGAGATTGCATTTTCAGGCAAGTAGGGAAGCCAAATAGAACAGCGTGATAATGAGGGCGCCAAGAGAGATCGCCATACTCGCCGCAAGCAAAATAACGTAAACGTAGAGGCTCATAACGGCGACGTAGCCTTTTAATAAAATCCTGTAGTGTCTTAACATCGAGAGAACCATCCTTAGGCAGGTTCTTGTCGTCATACGTGAGCGTGAGAAACGTATTGTCAGCATGTTGAGTTGCTTCTAGTTCAAGTCTATGCGCCCACACTCTCTGCTTGTTGATACGACACGGCATACACTGACCACAGCCATAGAGCATGCCGTGCGTAGCAAGGGGATGTTCACATTTCACATTCGTACTCCTACCCGCAACGGGCGAAGCCTGCGCCGCCGCATCATTCTACGACGACGACCGAAACGACGACGACCGAAACGCCGTCTTCCTCTGCGCCGAAAGGCCATTTGCACTCACCTCCCATCATTTGAAAATATAGTTGAAGTAGCGGTTTGCTTTTTGGTGCACTAGGGCAGCGTTATTGGGATTGCGTCCCCAATCAGTAAGATAATTCCGATAATTGTGATAAGCGTCAGCAGCACTTTTAGGAAAGAAGTAAATCCATTCAGCAGGTTCTCCATAAACGTTCTGGATGACTTGAGCCTCAGACCAGTTTGGATTTTGTGTAAGTGTTGAGCCTCCCAACGCGACACGAGCCTGTTTGTTACCGGCAATGTCTGTAAGATTAGGCATAGCGGGAGGCGTGCCAGGTTGAGACACGCGCTGTAGTTTAGATGCCAGCTCGGTGCGAAGAACGTCATTTTCCAGACCTTTCTTTTCGAGCTCGAGTTGAGCAGATTTGAATTGAATAGCGCGAAGCTCGCGATCAGCAGTAGCAGCTACGGCGCGGGAAATATCCTGTCCAGCCCGCGCAAGACCTTCACCGAGAGAGTTGTCAGCCGTGCTTCCGATAGAAACGGGAGAATAGGACTGAGTAGAAGCACCCAAAGCGTAAAGAGGATGAATACCAGCGGATTTTGCATCTTCCACCTTCCATTGGATTGCCTTTTTGGCGAAGTCGATTTGAGTTTGCCGATTTAGTTCGGCTTGTTGAACTTGGGCTTGACGATTTTTGTCAGCAGCCGATTGACCGAACAGACCACCGAGAATGTTTGACGCACCAGAAATGAGAGCAGAGCCTAGGAGTGGATCCATGACACGGTGACCTCGAGGTTTGGGATTAACACTTGATGTCGCTGAACTCAGACCAACGTGGGCGTTTTAATTTTCGCCTACCGGCCCCTGACCCAGCATACCTAAGAGCGTGGAGAACTTCTCGACGCTGATGACGCCGAACGCATATAGCAACCCGAGTAGGATCGCTGAACCGGACGTCACTAGGAACGTGTAGTTTGTTGGTACGTATTTTTTTATTAGTTCGATTAACATTTGGATCATGGACAGTCAGCCTAGCGGCCGCGCGAGGAAGCGCCCTGGCCGGCCGCGCAAGCTCAGGGCTGAACAGACGCCGATCTTCGATGGCGAGAATGCTCGGACGAGTTACGGGCTCGAGAATTTTTTTTATTAGAGGAGATCGCAACTCCCGAGCGAGAGGGTCGTTAGAGATGGCATGGGCATCATCGCGATCAGATCGCCGACCTCGCCGAGCCATTAGACCCCCCGAATTTCAGGACCCGGCGGGTGCCGGGCCAAATCACTAGAGAAATGATACCTGGAACTTTTAGATTTTCAAGAGATCAAAGAGATAGCAAAGCGACACAGACGCAACATGGAATGTGTCACTTAGCACTGTAGCTATCAAGTAAGCTACAGATTGAGAGGCTGGCTCGCGCGTCGCCCCCCCCATTTTGTGAGGGGGCTCCTTGCTCCCTCACATCACCATTAGGAGGTATTACCATGTGGTACGTCATAGACCTTTATTGCAACAAATGCGAAGAGACGCAGTTAAGCATTACACTGCCTGGAGAAGACCTAGAAGTGGTCATGGAGCTCGGAAACAAGACCTGCGGGATCTGCGGTTCGACTGATGTCGTTCCTGTCTTCAAAGGGCGCGCCAAGCGCCAGGCGTACTAAAGAAAAAGGGGCGCGCCTGGGCGCGCCCCTTCCTACTGAGGAAGCCTACTGTCCATCCCCTGACGTGGCTTTAGGAACGGGTGCCGGGGCGGAGGTTGCCGCGGTCCTATTCTTTTCCTCGGTAGCCTTAGAGATCACCTTTCTAGCATAGTTATCCTTGAGAACATCACCCTCGAAGATTTCTTCATAAGGGGACGATGGCTCATAATCATCGCCCACATCGAAGTCGTCGGCCTCATCGAAGGTTTCTTCGCCAGCAGCTTCAGCAATACGTCGAAGCTCCTCACTACGAACCATCTGCCGAACAACCTCATTAAGGTTGGACGCCCGATTAAACCGAGCCGGAATAGCAACCGGCGTAGTATCCAAGACCTCATAGTTATTCTCCGGTCTTTTTAGAATTTCCCCGGTCTGGGGATCGACAAAGGTTTTCATTGCTCACTCCTAGAAGGTTTTAGAGACACCAACTGGCGTCACGAGACGACGAGCCTGGATGTTATGGTTTGCCATGATCCAGAGAACATCCGTTGAAGGTACAGCAAAAGGCGTTTCCACCGGCACCGATTTTACAAAGTCAGAGTTAAGTGTAGGTAGAGAGCCAAAGCTACGAGCGAAATGCCAGAAATTAAGAGCAGATGTACGAAACTCTCCCCTAATTCCGCTTTCCATTCTTCGATACTCATCATAGCGATCCTGAAACCCGAACGTACCATTAAATTGAGTTGAACCTGTACCAGCAGCACAATCAGCGAAGAGCTCAGCATTCCAGACTTCTTGTTGGCCGATAAACTGAAGCTCTTTTTGCCAGAAGTGTTCCTTGGTGTTGCGAAGCCACGTGCGATGCACACCGTTTTGATACATTGTTTTTGGTTTCACACTCATCAACGAGATGATGTAGCCGTGTTCCTCAAAATAGCGTCTATATCGGTTTGAACGCATAGCTCCAATACCGTGACCGCCCAACTGTCCGAGTTGATCATCAGCGGCAGGCGTACCGTTCCCACTAGTCTGTAGCACTTCGGAGAATTGTATAGTTTGCTTACCACCGCCCAGATATTCAGGGCGCTGGAGCCGAGCATCAGAAGACTTAACACCCAGATAACGTAAGTACTCCGTGTAGCGCGATCCATAGCGAGCACGAGCCTCTTGATAGCGTTGCAGTGCGAGAGCTTCACGCAGGACATTGATAGAGACACCAGTAGCAGACGAGAGATCCGCAACGATTGCTTTATCAGCAGGAACGTCGACCGCCGAAGCTTCCCAAACGAGGTTCGCAGCCGTGGCAGAATCCGAAGTCACCGCCACGTTTTCCTGATTGAGATCACGGAATGCAGTATCCGTAGAGTTATAGGCACCAACGGGAGCCAGCGTACCTAGCGGAAGCGTAATCGCTGGACCTTTGGTTTCCCAAGGACGCGCGGACGTAAAGTAATCTTTTTCCCACGCGCAATTCTGCAATGTAGTTGTAGTAGTTGTGTCGGCACCAGAAGTGAGGTCGATAGTAGGAGCCGTTTGTAGATCTTGATCACGATAAAATTGCTGCCAGATCAGTTGATATGCACGTAACGGCAGAGCTGAGACGTTATAGGTGTTGGTAGTAGTATCCGGTAGTCCCAGGTAGTCCAGCAACGTCCCGGCATTAGCGGCAGAGGAGTTGACTGCGATCGTGGGAAACGTCGGGGTCTGTAAACCATCCTCACCGCCGGTGATGAAATCTTCCCAATCTTCCCAGACGAGACGGTGGGGGACGAACCAGTGATGGATCCTGGCATGGACTGGGTGCATGACGGGAGCCAGCATAGGAGAACAGCGAATAAGAGCAGACGTAGCATGTTGAACCGTATCACCAGGGAGAACTTCGACCAGCCCGCAAGGAATGAGCTCACCCATATCACAAGTGAAGAGATTATAGTGAGAGAGAGAGAATTTAGATCTTTTTGCCATTGCCGTTTTTCCTCAGTTTGAGCCGTGCTTGTTGAGACGCGTACTTACCTTCCATTTTCGTTTTGTAGTGCGACGTGAAAGACGGATTTTCCTCAGATGCCCGCG